TATATTGGGGTACTTGCGTTTAACCCACTTATTTCTGCCATATTAATTTACCTCTATTCCGATATATTGCTACATCTATTGTTTATCTTGTTCTTTTATTTTGTCCATCATTGCAAGTTTTGCACCAATGGAATTTTTTACAGAAGTATCTGGGTCATTTATATAGTTAACAGCTTGCTGCAGAGCATCTGCAGGTTCGTTATCTACACCCAGTTTATTAAGTTGCTCAACTCTAGATTGAGCTTCAATTACGTTCTCTGTAGGTGGAGCTGCAGGTTCAGGTGTATCAGTATTAATAACATCTTCACCAAACTCTGTATTAACAAAATCTTGTATAGCCTCAACTGTTACGTCTCCGTCATACAATTTTGTTACAGCTTTACCCAATCCTTTATCTGAGGATAAGCCCATCGAGGTGAGTGCAGAATCCATTGCTTGTGTTTTAAATTGTTTATTCTCAGCTTTGAGTTTTTTATACTCTTGTCTAAGTTGTTTAATATTATCAGTATCCAATGTTTCTTCAACCTCCTCTACTGCTACTTCATTTACTTGTTTTTCACTCATAATTTTTACTTCTCCATTTTCTCTAGCATAAAAAATCCCATAACAATAATCGCTAGGTAATTAAAAGGGATGTCACAAGGGATTTATGGTACAAGTTGGACACCTTGGATAACCAACTGCTTTACGACCCTATATTTAGAGTGCCGACCTCGACAGGCACTATATCTAGTATATAAGAATCTAAATCTAAAGTCAAGGTTTAGATTTATGTTTCAGTTAATCCTGTAACTTCTCCTGTTTGTGCTCTATATGAACCTGTTGCTGTAGAACTTCCTGTTCTATTCTGTGCTTCTATAGCTTGTATTTGTTCTATTGCTTCAGAATCTTTAAATAAAGATGCTTCCAATACTCTTGCTGCTGAACCTACAGTAGTAGTTCTATTTTGCCTTCTAGCCATACTACCTAATAATCTTGCAGTTGTAGCAGCAGTAGCAAACTGTGTTCTAGCTTGACCTAATGTAATTCCTGCTTGTGTAAACTCTTGTATTCTTTCGAGTGAAACATCTTCACCTATTTCAGTTGTATATACAGCTCCTAGTTCTGAAGCATTTAATCTTTTCTGTAGTATCTCATTATTTAAATTAGGGTCTATAGCTAAAGCAAGTATAGATGATTCATCTAATGTAACAGACTCTCCTAACTCACTTGAATAATAATCATTGTAAGCTGATACAATATTCTGTTTCATATCTTCATCCATTCTGTCAAATATTTTACTTCTAACAGTTTTAACTCTGTTTATATATTCATTAGGAGCTACTTGATTACCTACCATAGTTGCATATATTTCTTTACCTTTTTGTTTAGCATACCCTCCAAGACCTTGACCTATTAAAGATGCTTTGACTTGTTCAAATCCTGCTACATAAGAACTCTCACTCATTCTTATAGCTCCTGTTTCTACATTGACAATACCAGGAAAAACTGTTTCATACTCTGGTAATTCTCTCATAGTTGCTAATGCAGCATCTAATGAACCATCACCTTCTATAAATCCTTTTATATAAGAATCTACTAACTTATCTGCATTACCACCTGCATATGATTTAAGCCAAGGTAAGCGTAGGTAAACCTGATTAGGACTAAGGTTTAATGGCTCTTCTTCAGTTACAGTTGAAACAACGGAAGACTTATTTGGTTCTTTAATTTCATTTTTAGAATAAGTATAACTTGCAGTTGCTACTAAATGGTCTGCATAGGCTTTTGCAGTTTTAAACTTTTTTATTTCAGGGTCTATATTATTTTTAACAAAATCATCATCAAATGTTTCTCCATCTGGTGCATCATATCTATATATTGTTACCATTATGTTATCCTATATCCTCCTTGAATATTACCGCCTAAACTTGTTGTTATATTATCAGCCATAGTATTCATAAAATATTTATTCCTTTTATTATAAGCAGAAGTTCTATAATTTTTTCTTGCATCTAGTTGTGATAATCCTAGTCCTTCTAGGAATGCTTCGTCTTCTTCATCAGCTACTTCACCAAAGGTATTTTGCCAGAAAGTCTTATATGGACCTACTACTTGAGAATACTTTAGATTCTTTCCTCCAAATCTTTCACCCCATACTGGGTCGTTATCAAACATAGTTTGTAATCTTCTATCAAATTCTGTTTGGTCATTTGCATATAATTCAATAAGACTATTTTGTTCTTCTTTTGAAAGACCGTTCCATCTTGATAATCCTATCCATTGTATAGCAGAGCTCTTACCATTTATACCCATTGTAAAAGATGAAGTATCTTGTTTCCATCCAATATTATTAAGTTCATTTCTAGGACCTGAGAATATTGCATAGAAATCACTATCTTTTGAATAGCCATATCCTTCAATACCTAGAACAAATCCTAAGTATTCATCTAATAAAGTATCTGTAACCTTACCTCTTGTTACTTGTCCCCATAAAGTTTCATACAATTCTGCGTTCTCTCTTTCAAATGCTTCTGCACTAATACCTAAATCTTCTAATGCAGTATTTAATTTTTCTTTTGTTGTGCCTAATAGTTTTGCATACTTTTGATTTGTTACAGTATCACCATTTAAATTAAAAGATAATGGGTCATCTCCTCCTGTAAGTATTGTTGCATTTATATAATCTAATTGACCTTGTGTATAACCTGAAGTTAATCCATATCTATTAAGTTCTTCTGCAGTTAAAGGAGTTCCTAATGCTAGAGATTTAAATAATAATGTAAGACCAACTGCTTGACCATTTACCTCATCAAACAACCATGGATAAGAAGTTTCTAATTCTCTAAAACCACTAAATACAAAACTTGAGAAACCATTTTTATTTATTCTTAATCCAGTAGTAGGGTCTATTCCAAAATTTGTTGGAGCCCAAGAACCGCCTACTGAGAATCCTGTCATTGTTAAACTAGGGTCTTCTATAACTTCTCCTGGAGGAGGTGTGTATGACATTGCAGGTCCTTTTCTATCATTACCTGCTAAATCTACACCCCAATTAGTTGTGTAATCATTAATAGCTAAACCATTAGCTTCATAAGAAATATAAGCAGGATAACCTACTAATTCTGATATATCGTATGCAAAATATACTATTCCATTTTTTGTATATACATAATCTGCAACTAACTTATTACTATGTAACCAGTTAGCTTGTGGTTTCGCAGCTTCAGGTGGTGTTCTACTCCATTCATTACCAGTCCATAAATGAACATCCTCAAAAGGAACTTCTCGAGTTTGTCCATCTGGACCATATATAGTTACTTCATCTGGCATTATTTATTACCTATAATTGTTTCACCTATATTATAGAATACATATTGAGGATTTGCATGGTCTATCATCTTAGTTGGTATCATACCTATATTGGGAGTTAACTCTTCATATACATAGCTTTTCTGACCTTTTATAACTTGGTCAAGAACTGCCATATGTTCAAAGAAAGTAATGTCTCCTATATTGTATGAGTCTCTAGCTGTTTCTACTACTTCAGGATTTAGTTTCATTGCTCTAGATTCTTTATTCTTTCTTAGGAATTGTTCAGTAGGAGAGTATGGTGCTAAATCATCTAGGTTAGCTATAACCTTTTCAGGAAAACTTCTATTATCTTTAGTATCATTAGGGAACACAATATCTATTATACCTTCTAGGCTTGTATCTACAGCTCCAGTTATTGACATAATTATTAAACCTAATTCATATGCATCAACTAAAGTAAGACCGTCAGCAAATATATTAATTAATTTATTTTTAATAACTTTAAAAGCCTGTTCATAAGTTATATCTACATTCTTAAAAGTTCTGTTCTTTGAACCTTGTATAAGTTCAAACTTTTCTCTATTCAATAAAGCCATAGTTTCTTCAATTGCATCGTCTATTGTGCTAGCTTGTTCAGGTGTAATCTTATGAACAGGTGGTGTTGCTTCTTCTACTTCTTCTATAAGTTTTTTAAACCTATACTCTTCCATTCTTGTAACTGTTCCTTCTACTACATCATCTCCTACATTTGTAGGTGTGTCTATAACTCTTTCACCTTCTGCTGCGTATTGAACCCATTTGAGTTCTTCAGGTCCTTGTGGTGTAAATACATCTCCGTGCTTCCTTTTATAGTCAGCTAGTCTTGCATTAGTTTCTTCTGGAGTCTCTCCTGATATTGCGTAATATAATCCTAAGTTTCTTCTTGGTTTATTTTCTGGAAATAAATCATCCCCAGCAACATCTTCAATATAAAAATTTCCTGAACCTTCAGATAACATAGTAACAATAGCATCAGTAAAATATTCATTTCTTACTCCTCCTCTAAATATTTCAGCAGGAGTTGGTATTTTATCTGGAGGTATATATTTAGATAAATCATTAACTATATCATTTGGATGTAATCCCTTAGCCTCTAGGTCTTTAGCAACTTCAGAGAATTTACTTTGATTCCAATCATTTTCATCTATAAAACCAGATGTACCATACCAAACTTCTATTTTTAATGTTTCTGTTATTACTTCATTTACAATCGGTTGATTGTAACCATCTAAAAATATTTTACCTTCTCTATTAAATTTATCTGTAAAACTTGTAATGTCATCTATGTATGGGTTTTGAGGTAATTCAGAAACATTTACTCCTTCTGGTGTATATACTAAAGGACTATATAATTCTGTTGGTTTAGTACCGAAATCATAATTTGCAGATAAAGACATCTGTGCTGCTTTTTCATCTGGTGAAAGAAGAGTAAAGTTTGGATTTTCTTTCCATCCCTGTTTTTTATAAAATTCAGTCAAATTATCTAACTGTTGTTCTGAAGAAACTGGTTGACCTTTATATGTAAGATTATCTGGCAAAGCAGCAGGTTTAATATATACTGAAGTTTTATTTACATCAGCCCAATCTTTTATAATTGATAATATTTCTTGACCTTTACCTTGTCCTTGTGAACCAGGGCGTATGTTTATTGTGTCAACATATAAACTACCATCTGATAGTTCCTCTAATAATAGACCTGACCTTGCTTCCATAGTAGATATTCCATATTCATATAATACATTTCCATATTTATCTTTTAAAAAATCTTGTAAATCTGCAATAGATTGATTTTTATATAGCCAAGTCATATCATCTACTACATTTGTAGGTGTGTCTATTGCTTTTATTCCATAAGTTTCATCTAAATCTTCTATAAGAGGAATAATTTCAAACTGTACTTGACCAACTCTTTGATTTCCTGTTACTGAAGTTCCAACAGCTTTATAACCAAGTTCTTTTAGTTTACCTATATTAGACTGTATATTTCCTTTTAGTCTTATTGGTCCACCTGGTGCTTCTACATCATAAAAAAGTGAAACTAATTCAGGATGTGTATTTCTTAAAGAAGGTAAATCAATATTTAATATTTCATTTGGTTTAATTTTTGTTTCAAATTGAAATAATTTTCTATTACCACCACTATATTCATCTGCATATTCAGGAGTTGCAGAAAAATAGTTTTGTTGTCCAAGACCACTTCTACCACCACCACCTGTTTTTTCAAAATCACTTATAACTAATCTACCAGGGTCATCTGTAGCTCTCCATATTTGAACATAACCATCATCACTAACTGATAATTTAACATCTAAACCAGTACTATCTTTACCTACTACATTTGTAGGTGTGTCTAATGAAGATAAATCATCTGGAACTGTATCCTTACCAGCACCTTCTACTGTATCTGGAACTTCTACATCTCCTGCTAGTTCTTTGTATTGTGCAGCTTGTTCTGCGTCAACTTTTTCGAATGCTTCTTTTGCATATTCTGGAAGAAACTCACGGTCTATATCTCTACGTAATCTATCAGAAATAACAGGTCCTTTGTTAGTTAATGCCATTTCTATATTTGCAGGACTGTTAGGAAATATCTCATCTAAAGCATCACCAACTAATGAAACCTTTGCAGTTCCATCGCCAAAGTCCATTGTCTTATTAAATAAATTTTCCATTTCTTCTAGCGTAGAAAATTCACCTAAATCTAAATGAAAAATTTCATCAATTTCTGGTCTAAACCTATTAGGTCCACCTACTGATTGTGAGCTGTGGTCCATAAGAGATATACTAAACCCTGAAACTATATCATCATCAGTAATTACATCGATAACTAAACTAAGGTCACTTCTTCCTACACCAACTAAATCTTCTAAATCATAAGGACCATAAACTAACAAACCGTCTTTTCTAGGCAAAGTATCCCAATAATCGCCTACATCTTTACCTACAAAATCTAAAAAATTTTGACCGTCAAATTTTCTATTAGTAACTGTTTCTCTTAAAGCAGTCTCAACTAATTCATCTAAGGCTTTGATGGCTTTGTAATAATCTTCATCCATTATTCTTCCTTACCTTGACTAGATACATGTTCCATAAAATCTAACTGTGCATCTATTTTTTCGTTAATATGTGTTTTAATTCTTCCACCTAAGCCTCTAAATACATTTCCAAATCTTTGAGACAGAGGTGCATTTGCTACTCGTTCTTTATCCATATTATTTTTCCAAACAGTAACCTCATCCTCAAAAGGATTATTAACACCATATAGTTTTCTTAATACTTTAGCCCATACTTCTTTAGTTGCTTCAGGTGTTATTAGTTCTGTTCCTACAAATTTAAATTCATCTACTGGGTAATCTGTATTACCTTCATCTTCCTCATAATTACTACCAGCGTAATTACCAGTGTATTTAGTAGGAGATTCTAAATAATATTTAGTAGGTGTTAAATTTAATAAATCATCTACTATAGAAGGGTCAACTATAATTCCTTTTCCTTCTTCATCATATAGAGTAACACCCTCTGTATCATCATCAGTTGGTGGAGGTGGTGGAGGGTCTTCAAGTACTGTATAATTTTTTTCTTTAGTTAATCTAGTTTGTAAGAACTTAGGAATTTCTCCATCATATTTCCTTTTTATTTTCTCTTCCTGGTCTTCAATAATAGCATCTAGATTACCTTCTGCTATTAGTTCTAAACCATCATAAGTTCCCACTTCACCTTCTAGGTTACGTAAAGTCCAAGGTCTATTGAAATAAATCAATGTTGCATAATCTAATTCTGATTGTGAATAATCTTCTAATGAAACATTAGGACTATTCTTTATAAGTCTTTCAACAGTTTCTCTTGCATGGTTTAAATCTAATTGCAATATCTCTAGGGCTTTTTCTCTATCTATAACATCACCTTCTTTGAAGTCAAATGTTTCTGTAGCATTAGTATGACCAAAACCTATAGTTAAAGTTCCGTTTAAATCGTAATATGCTTTTTCTTTAAATCCTTCCAAGTCTTCAATGTGGATAATTAACTCTTCTGTTAATTCCATTTTAATTTCCTGGTTGATTGGCGATATTGGCAAGGCTACCCATAAGGCTAGCAAAAGACTTCCTATACTGAGCATCAGCTTGACTTCCTGTTATTATATCTCCATACGTATTTCGCATAAACTCATCAAAACTGTTAGACATTGCAAGACCTACATCTGCTGTAGATTCTCTATCTGAAGGAGTAAATTCTCCTACTCTGCCTTGACCTGCAAGGTTCCTTCTTCTTCTTGCATCTTCTAAATCTGCTTGCATATTTCTTTGTCTAATATCAAAATTTTGTTTTTGTAATGCATAACTTTCTTTTGACCACTCATCAAAGAAAACTTGTAACTCTGCATCTGAAGGTGGTCTACCTAATCCTTCTGTTATAGCATCACTAATATAACTTTTTGCATCACTAAAATTAGGTTGGATAAATTGAAATATGTTTTCGTATGCATTTTCTCCACTATAATTAGTTTCAAAAGCACCAGTTCCATAACCATAATCTGCTAATGTATCCTTAAAAAATTCTTTTAAAAATACATTCAAATTAGCTGCTGTGCTACCTGGTGCTAGTAATATACTATATAAATCTTCTTTAGATACTCCATCACCATTCAAATTAAATCTAGACATAGCAGCTTCAATAGCTTGTATTGTGCCTCCATCATTATCATCTAAGACACCATAAACAAAATCAAATGGTCTCAAAAAACCAGCTTCTACTAATAAAAGTTGTGTATCCATTATGTCTTCAGGAGATGCATTAGCAAACAAAAGTCTACCTAATCCATTTTGATACAACGGCATTTTGCCTGTTGCAGTCATATCACTATATACATCTAGGTCTAAAGTGCCTAATCCATAGTAATCTAATCCTGATTGGAAACGACCTCTTACTCTTGCTTGTTCTTTAGCTACTGGGTCTGATAAATCAAGTTGAGGCATTTCACCAACACCCATAGTGATTCCTTGTTCTATAAAATCTTGAACATAATTATATCCATAAGTAGAATCTATAAGTCTATCTATCTCATCTAAATATTCTTGAGCTGTTATTTCATTATTATCTAGTTTATTTTTTAATTCTTCTGCACTTACAGGGTCAATTTCATATGCTGCTTTAGTCATATATTCTGTGTTTCTTGCTTCTCTACCAATCCAAGCCTGATAAGCTAAATCTGCTTGGTCACTATATCCATTAGTAATAGCAGCACCAACAATACCTGGACTCAAATGAGAAAGTTCTTCTGGTAAAATTCCTTTCTCATGTAAAGCTATTAATACATCTGTACTTTCTTTAATTATTTCAGCAGCTTCTGTTGATGCAGGTATGTCGACTTGCATTGTTTCATACATAACATGAATAGTATCTTTTAAATCCTGTGGTATTTCATCCCAAGGAATACCTAGAACAGCTTCAGCATACAAATGGTATTCTGCCAAACTAATATCTGGTGTTACTAATTCAGAAGTATCTAGTTCTCCAGTTGTTCTTTTAGAAAACCAATCTATTACATCTCTTCCAAATTGTCTTACAAATTGTTCACGACCTAAGAAAAAGACACTTAAAAAATCATTGAATAACTCGGAATCAAATTCATTTGGTTGATTATCAGGTAAACTCCACTCTAATCCACCCCAACCAACTTCTGGACGAGGTACTTCTACACCAAGAATTGCATCTAGTATTCTTTGTTCTTCTTCTGTATACTGACTATTTTCACCATTCGACATTAAATATCTTCTCCATAATAACTCATCTCTTCTTCTACCTCTACTCTAAACACATCAAAGTATATAAAATAAAAGTCAGGATGCTCTAACATAAGTTTTTGAGCAAAACCTCTTAAATAACTTCTATATTCAGAAGCCTCTGCTCTACTTAGTGTAGCATTTATTCCATGTTCTGATTTTATTATATTTAATACTCTTTGTCTTGCAGATAGATATTTAACTATTCCTTTCATTGAAGGCATATCTTTTAATTTTTTAGTTGAACCATCAGGTAATGTAATAGATGAATCACCATCTCTTTGTATCATTTCAGTTATTTGCTTTATTTTAGCTTCAGTTGTTAATGATTGTGGAGCTGTTGAAGTATCTCCATAACCAGGGAATTGTTTCTGTAATTGTAATCTAATTAGATATAATTGTTCAGCTCTTTTATGATAAGGAAGACTTGCATACATTGGTCCATCCATTATGACTCTTCTAGCATGTTCATAAGCTAAACTACCTTGAGCTTGTCTCACAGCTTGTTTATATTGTTCTGGAGTTAAATCTACTCTATCTCCATCAGAGAATGCTTCATTCCATGCTTGCCAATTAAATTCATCTAATGGACTATCTGGATACATATAGTATGCAACATCAGGATACTTTTTAAATATTTCTTCATTCTCTTGCTTAAAGTATCCACCTTCGTCTGTAAAAGAAACTTTTTTAATTTGTTTAGATTTTGAAGTTAATAAAGCTGTAGGGTCAAAACCAAATACTTTAATAAATTGTGCAATAGCTACAACTCTATCACCTTTTGCTTTAGCTAACATTTGATAATAAGCATCTGCTAATAATGTTTGTGCAAAGTATTTACCTTCTGGGTCTCCTTCTGTTTCTCTTGGGTCTAGATAGGCTCTACCTCCTGGTCCTATTTGATAATCATATTGTATAACGGCACCAGTAGGAGCTATCCATTGTATAAAAGCTCTATGTAATAAACTTTGTGTAGCTAATTTCTTAGCTTTCTCTAATGATGCAACCTCTTGTTCAGGTGTAGAATCATCATAAGTATTAGTCATAAACATAGCTCTTTGTATTTCTTTTACTTGATTAACATAAGCTCTTTGAAACTCTGGGTCTTCAATATCAGCAGCAGAAATTACTTTTCTAAAGTAACTAGGTATAGCTTGTTTAGCATAATATATAGGATTAGCAAGATGTGGTAGTCCTTCTTCTGGTCTTCCATAAGGAAAAAAAGTTCTATCTATATCAGGAGTAGAGGGTAATATTGCAGCAGCAGGTATCTGAGCTAAAGGTCCTAGACCTGGTATTATATCTCCTGCTACCATATTTAAACCAGTAGCATATCCTCTAAGTTTTGTATTTATTTCAGGAACTTCTGTTGTTTCTCTACCTGTAATAGGATTTATCCCTAATGCATCTGGATTAGGATTATTTAAACTCCTATCTAAACTAAATATATTCTCAAATAAATTCATATTAAACATTTCTTCACCTGATTGTGGGTCAGTAGTAAAGAAGCCTTCATCTTCATATTCACCAAAAAGACTAGGTTTACGCATACCTTCTACTGTCCTTTGAACTTTTCTTCCAAATAACATCTTTTGATTCTTAAGTAATCTTGTCCAGGTGCCAGCAATTTCAAGATAGACTTCTGCAAAAGGCATCACTAATCTAACCATATCTGTAATAACATGTCGTTTATTTAAATCATATAGCAAACTTTTAGTTTCTGTTAAAGCATACGCTTTAGCTAATTCATCAACTTGTCTTAAATCGTCTACTCCTAATAACTTAGAAGCATTAGCTTGTCCCATATTTTCTAAGCTCTTAAGATATTTTCTTGCTCTACTACCAGGTAAAGAACGACCCATCATTTTTTTAGCTTGAGCAAATACTTGAGTTCTTGCAGCATTGTCTAGATTTGCATACATGTTTTCAATAAATCTCCAGTAAAATTGTCTAAATGCTGGTGAACGAGATAAATCATTTGTTGGGACACCCATTAAAGTAGTAAATGCTGTTTCTAATGCTCTATCATATTTTCCTACTACATCCCCAGTAACATCAGTTCTTGATGTTTTAAAGTGATGTGTGTCATCCCATACACCATTCTTTCTTTTTGCTAACCATTCTTTATATTGCTTATACTGACTTTCTGACATTTCTCTAGTAAATTTCATACTCACTTCTTCACCTGAGTTATTTAATATCTTTATAAACTGATTTTCATTTCTTGCAATATGACCTATTAATTCTTCATCACCAGATTGTGTTATTATATATTTAATAATATTGTTTTCATTTTGAATAGTAGGTTTTATAGAGTTCTCATCCCATACGTTTCCTACAAACTTACCATCAGGTGTATATTCTACAGCTCTATATTTACCACCTGTTTTATCATGCAACCTTGCAACTACTGAATCTATATAAGAATCTGCATGTGCTCTACTATTTCCTATTATAGCTTTTTGACCTCTACTCAAATCATCTGTATTGTTAATAAACGCTTCTCTCCACTCTCTTAAATTCCCATCCCAAAAATCATCTTTTATTTTTTGTAGTTGTAAATTAAAATCTTCCTTACCTCTAACAGGATTAAATTCTATTTGAGCTATACGAGTAGCTAATGGGTCATCTGCTAATTGTAAAAGTTCTTTTGTTCCACCTCCATAAAATCTTTTATCTGTTTTTGTTACTTGTGTAAATCCTCTAGCTCTTTTAGGGTCAAAACCTATAACCATACCACCATGTGTTGTTGTCATTGCTTGTGCATGTTCTAAAGCTAGGTCTAATGATTCATCAAATATATCTGTACCACCTCTACCTAAATTTAAAGTATCGGCTAAATAATCATCTCTTAACTTTTCTCTTTGTGATTTTAGAAATTTAGCATTTCTACTTGGTTTTCTACCTAGTACCCATGCAAAAGCAGAAAATGGATGAGCAAATACATTATCTAAACCTTCTGCCCACATACGAATTTGTTCTTCACCTACAACTCTTACTACCCAAGCTGGTCTTAAAAGAATACTTGGTTTCCATATTCTTTGCATATACCCATCACCAACCATTGTAAATATACCTTCTGTTATTTCTGCTACTTCATCTTCGTTTCCACTCAACTTAATATTTAATCTTGCTTTTTTAACAGCTAACTTTATAGTATCCACTGCAGTTTTATCATCTTTAAGTGCTAACTCAGCAAGATTAGTTACAGGTTTAGCTAATAATCTTTCATAGTCATCACCAGCTCTTACAGCTCTACCAGATAATCTCAACATTAAATCTCTCATAGGTCTAAATACTCTAAGAAATAATCTAGCATCAGGCATAGGTAGCACACCTTGGTCAAAATATTCTGAGATTAGATGTGCTGTTGGCTTAGGTTTTATATTGTTAGCTATCTTTTGTAAATCTGTATTATTAGAGATTTCATCTTGTAAATCTTGAGCTACGCTTTTAGTTTTATCTGCATACCTAGATGACAAATCTGCAGGTTTAGTATTATCTAAAGCATTATCAATAGCTGATTTAACATTACCTATTGTTAGTTGTGAATCAAATTGTTTTTGTACAAAGAATATATCTTCCATTGCTGTTTTCATCAATGCTTCTTCTGCTATTGTGAAATCACTAGGTCCAGAAATATTAATACTTTTAATATTATTTAATTCAGCAAATCTTTGTATTTCTTCTGCTTGTTGTTTTGTAAAACCTGCTGATAAATCTACAACTGCATATGGTTTATGTCCTTGATATACACCTGGTTTTAATCCTTTTATACCTTCTTCTATAACATGAGTTCCTTTTTCTAAGTAATTAATAACTTGTTTCATACCTTGACCGCCTTTAGCAGCACCAGTAAATATTATTGTCATATCTGCATTATCTAAGTTATATCTTGATACTCTACTTATTTCTTGTTTATCAAGTTTCATTGTTGCAAAATCTTGTTCCCAAAATTTTTCATCATATAAATTTTTCTTTTCTACTTCTGATAAACCTTTATAAGAAGGAACAGTATCTTGAATCTCATTAGTTAATCTACTTATCTCAGAGTCAACTCTTGTTCTATCTTTAATAGAAGTTGATAGCTCATCTTTAATTGGTCTAAGAGCATCTTCTAATTGTTCAGCTATAGCTTCTTTTGCTTCTTTAGTTGTTGATTCAGGAAATTCTTGTTTATATTTTTTTATATTTTCTGGTGAAGATTTAAATTGTTTAGCTATTTCATCTATCTGTACTTTTAAGCCTTGAATTTTATCAGTTAAATTTCGTGTAGAAACCTCTAAACCATCTAATGATTCCATATTTCTCTGCATTTTACTTCTTAATTTTCTAGGAAGTTTTGCTACTTCCATGCCTATTTCTGATAAAGCATCCTGCCTAGCGTTAGAAAGATTTTTTAATTGTCTAGCTTTTTCTGTTTCTGATAAATCATCTAGTCCTAGTTCCCTCATTCTTTGTGCATCTATTGTTCCACCCTTACCTCTATAACCATAAGGAACTGCACCACTTGTTTTTATACCTATTTCCTCTGCTATATTTAATCCAGCTTGTTCTACACCTTCGTAATAGCCACCAGTTACATACTCTACTAATGCTCTATCTTCTGGTGTAGTAGCATTATTAGATATACTTTTTATATCTTCAAGTATTGCATCTAATTCATCTGTATCTATTTTGTTAGATTTTCTGTATCTAGTTAATACTCTTGCTACAAGACCCATAGCCTCATCATCTGTTAATTGTTCAGCAAAGAATGTCATAAATGGTAAATCTTCTATTTTACTTCCAGGAAAATATTCAAGCTCTCCTAATGTATTTGTAAAATACATACGAGTCTCATCTATACTAGCCATCCAATTTTTTACTCCCTTCATTAACTGAGGAGGTAATCCTATGTTCTCAAACTTTTGTGCAATATGTCTTTGAACATCATCCCAGATATTTAATATTTCATTCATGTTCCTAACAGCTTGAGCTTTAGTTGTAGAAGAAGCACCTTTTTGAGAAAGAGCTAACTCTGCTAAATCATCTAAGGCTTTTTCTGCTACTACATCATCTACTCTTGCAAATCTCATCCAATCTTGTAAGTCAAAGAAAGATTGATTAAAATCATTAACTTGTAATTTAGGTGCAGGAAATGTTTCAAAGATTCTACCTAAAGCAGTATCATTCATATTTCTTCTGATTACTCCAGACAGACCTATAGCTTCTCCTAATTCTCCACCTAAAACACTTCCTAATTTAGAAGATACTTTTCCTCTAAACATTAAAGATGTAGGATTTAATTTTTTAGTAATCTCTCCACCTTCAATAGCGGCTACTAATAAGTCTTCTACTTCTCTAGTTGTTTTTGCTAGTTTTAAATTCTTATGTAATATAGCGTCAGCACCACTACTACCTCGTTTACCTAATAATCTACCTACAGTTCCATAGTCTTCTGCTTTAACTAATTGCTCTACAATTTTTCTACCACCTGGATTTCTTGTTACATATTCAACTGCAGAAGGAACATGAACTGTTTTTCTTACAGCTTTATTAACAATTCCAGCACCTTTTAAAACTTCGCCTTGGCTTAATGACCTAGTAACTTTCCCAGCTTTAGATAAATATCCACCAATAAGTATTGTTGGGTCAGCAACAAGTGTAAACAATCCATCAACAATACCTGTTGATATATTATATGATTTGCTTCCAGGTTCTAATATATTAGCAAAAAGCTGAGCTGCTGGAGTAAGTTTAACTGTTCCATGTTTAGATTTAATAGTAAGACTCTCATCCCTTGCTTGTTCAGAATTAGTTATATCTTCTCCATAGTATGATTGAACTATTTTCTTTACTTCTTCTGGGTCAGCACCTCTACCAACCATTTCTTTATAAATATCTGTATTCTCTGCTAATGTTGAATTTCCAAAGAATCCTTCACCTAAGTTTACCTTCTCACCAGCTAGAGCTTTTTTAATTGCTTCCCTACCTACAGAAGGACCCAGATGTTGTCTAGTCTTTTGCCATTCTGATTGTGCTTCTTTGTCAAATAATAATTGTGTCATTGCTGTTACTAAGCCTTGACCATCTTGATGTTTTCTATCATTTAAATATTTTTGTGTAGATAATATAGGTTTCTTAACTAGCTCATCTTGTATAGAATCAAATGCTACAAATGCTCCCCTAACAGCTCCTTTCATAGCACCTTTAGTTCTATCCCACCAAGTCTTTTCAACATCTAACCATCTCTCTACTAATGGAGCTAATTCTGGGGAATCAGAAGTTAATCCCATTAATGCAGAACCAATTAATATATCTCTTGGTAAATAAAAATTTTCTTCTATTAAACCTTTTAAGTTACTTGCTATATTTGGATTAGACTCTAAGGCATCTACAAATTGAGTAGCTTGCAAGAATCTTTCATTTTGAGTTTCTTCTTCTAGCTCTTCAGACCACGTAGGTTGCCACCACCATCTAATTTCTGACATTAGACCTCCTAACGATTATGTCTCATTAAAGCTGCTATTTCTTTACTCGGTAATATCCTATACATACCCATTAAAATCATATCAGGGTCCATTCCTGTCATCATAGATTCCTGATATAGTGTATCTTGTGATTCAAAAGGTCTCTCTGTAAATCTTGTAGCATCTTGTATAGCTCCTGGATTAGGTCTTGCACCCTGTGGTACAATTTCATTTTCTGATATATTTGGTGCTACACCTGCCATAGGTGCGGAATCTTCAAGAGTTTTTAATTCCTTAGCTTCTCCTTTAAAGTTTTCTGCTTTATATTTACCTTTAACTCCTCTACCCATAAAATACATCTCCTTCTGGAATAATAATCATATCTAATCTACCTACACCAGGTATATAAGCTATTGTTACATGATTAACTATTGTTTCCTCAATATAATCAATAGGTGGATTATATTCAGGAAAGTTTCTTGCTATTATTTCAGCAAATTCAAATTCTGTGCCATCAAACATTATGCACCACCAAGCAATGCTTGTAGATTTGGTGGACCACCTTGTTGTGCTGCTTGTGCTAATTCAGCTTGTTGCATCATTGCTTGTTCTTCTGGAGAAGGTTCTTCTCCTGCTGCTGAAAAGAATTTCTCTAATATGTCTCCAATACTTTTTGGATTATTATATATCTCAACAACAGCCATCATTGCTTTAGTATCTCCTTGTTGGGATTGTTGTAATAACATTTGAAATAAAATTTCCTCTGTTTTTTGTTTAGTTATTCTTTCATTAATTTGAACAATGTTTTCTAGTCCATCCATTTCTTGTTGCATTGTTTCTTTATCAATGATTCCTGCTTGAAGTAACTGCAACCCTGTAATTATTTTGTTTGGTGCATCAAAAGAAGCCATAGCACCATATTTTCTTTTAGTCATATAGTTACTATCAATATCTCTATCTGGAGTATAGAACTCTGCAAAGGATGCTCCTTTGTATGTACCAGTCATAGGTTTACGTTTATTACCTAATAAAATTTCATCCAGTTCAAGACGCTTTGCGTCAACATCTTGTAAGGCATACTCTAAAATAGTATGATATTCCGATACCATCTGACCTACGCCAGATTCTAGTTCTTCCAAACCTCTGCCTGTTACAAATGAATTGGGAGATATTGCATCATCCTGAACTGGATAACCTGCTACTACTCTTAATTGTCTTTCGAGTCTTCCTACAGATTCAAATAATTGATAAGGTAAATTAGTTACTGGTTTAACTACTTGAGAACCAGGAGCTAAATAGTTTACAGAATGTCTTCCTTTTCTATATTTTCCTGATTCTATTTCTCCAATTATATTTGTTTCTGTAAAAACCGCATCTTCCATAGCTATAACTGATAAGATATTTATCTTTGCCATAGCTGCCATTAAACCTATAACTTGGTCAAACTGACCTTGTAATTTATCGAAGCTAAATCTTTTAGCAACAACAAATGCTGGTCCTGATTTAAGAACATTAGGAATAAAATCTACAATTTTCT